TAATGCAACCAATCTTACCTTCCTCAGCCCAAATACGAAGTGTTTTATCTGTAATGTGTAATAATTCTTTTGCTTCTTTAGGCGTAATAAATCCATTTTCAGTATCGAATTCATTCATTGATATATACTATGGGCATGTCTTTAAGCCAAAAATAAATAATTCAAACTACATCTATATAGATGTAGTTTGATAGCTCCAACAGCTGCCAGCCTCTTCGACTCTGTGTACCGCTCTGCGGCCGGCGTGTTAAAATGGTATAAAATCACTATTTTTATTTATACAAACTATATTACAGTATTGGTAATGATCATTGAAGTCCGTTATAAGCACAGGGCCGTTGTTAGTTAAATATGAAAATTTATAAAAATTATTATTTTCCAAGTATTTTATTACATCAATTAATTTTGTATTATTATCTAAAAATGTTCCACCATATTCAAACTGTATTATTTTAATATTTTCTAAAAAATCGTTAAATCCGGTTAAAACATTCAATTCATATCCTTCAGTATCTATTTTAAGAAAATCTATAGTTTCAATATTATTGTTAATAACATACTCTTTCCCGCTTTTAATATATAATAAAAATCTATTGGAAAAATCGCTCATTCCACAGCTATTAGTTCTATCATAAAATGATTGATATTTAGGATAATAATAAATTTCATTATTTTCATTGCCCAACCCAAAACTATTAAAATATGATTTTTTATTTATATTTTTTTGATTTTTTAAATTTTCTATAAAATCATTCATGGGATCAAAGTAATGAACTTCTCCGTTGAAATTAATAAATTCACTATCTTGTCGACATCCTACATCAAAAATAATATTTATTTTATCTTTTATGTCCATAAAAAATTTTTCTTCTCCATTTGTTTTAGAATTACAATTATTAAACATTTATAATGGAACACAATTTTTTAAATCTCATTTGATTCATTCACACAATTTCCATAATATGAAAGCGTTTGGATTTAGTTGTAATGCTAATTTTATAGCTATATATTTGTTTAACCAAATATCGGTTTCATTATTTCTATAAAATCTACGGGGCCTGTACAGGTCTGTTTTTTTCAAAAAATCTGTTCCTGAAATTAAATTCTCTATATTCTCAACTTGTCTAAGTTCTAAAATATATTCTGCATTAAGATACAAAAATTGTTTAATAATATCGACCGGGCAAAATTTGGATACATTAACCATTGATGTTTTTTCATCTATTTCAAGCGTAATATTCTTATACATTATTATAAATAATAATATACATTTAAATAGAGTTATTAAAATGAAAACTATTTTTTTCACATAGAAGATGTGTGTATATGGAAGAAAAACTAAGACAAAAATATATATTTTGCAAAAATTGTAATGAGAATGATTTATGCTATAGATATTGTAAAAAAATTCGTGCAAAATTAAACCTAATGGTATTGGATAAAATTAATAAAAAAAATCATTTGTATTATTATTATGTATCAAATGGACTTACAAACACAAGAATAAAAGGTTACTCTAAGTATAAAATAATTCATTTTGAAGGAAAATATATACATGTTATTACAAATATTAAAGATTTAGAAACTATTTCACAAGATGTTATTAAAGATCTTTTAACAGATTTTTCTAAACTTTAAACTAACTTATAAATATACACATCAAAGATGTGTATATTTATATTTATTCTTTACGAATACACGGGACCCGGTGGGGCGAAATCATTGGCTACCGTGACGGTTGTATTTTACAGTTCTCATGCATTTTACAGTATATAAATATAGTGTTATTTGTACATCTTATTCCTGATTTTTTAATACAATTGCATTTATTAACTTTTGGAGTAACACCTGTTATATCTAAATTTGGAACATTCATAAGAGTACTAATATCAACTGGCATACTAACCCCATTATTCCATCCACAATTTTTCAAATTAAGCGTATTTACTCGACTTAGATTTCTTACATCAGTAATATTGGGACAATGACTTAAATTAAGAGTGTGAACTCCACCGATATTACTAACATCAACCAATCTATTATATGATAAATCAAGAGTATGTACATTACCAAGTGCATTAACATCTATAACATTTGTACGAGATAAATTAAGTTTATGAACACTTCCAAGGTGTCTAACATCTGCAATATTAGTATCCGACAAATTAAGTGTATGAACCCCTCCTAAATAACTAAAATCTGTAACATTTTTACATCCAGATAAATTAAGTGTATGAACCCCACCTAAATAACTAACATCTGTAATATTAGTATCCGACAAATTAAGTGTATGAACCCCACCTAGAGAACTAACATCTGTAATATTAGTACGAGATAAATTAAGTGTATGAACCCCCCCTAGAGAACTAAAATCTGTAACATTTTTACATCCAGTTAAATTAAGAGTATGCAAACCACCTAGAGATTTAACATTATTTACTCCCATATTATTATTTAATGTTAATGTGTGTAAATTTTTAAGACTTTCGATATTATTAATTGATCCACTGCACCAAATTAAAGATAAAGTATGAAGTCTAGAAAATAAGCTAGCATCTATATCATATGGATAGCTTGATAGATATATAGAATATGCATCTATAGGAGGTTCGTTATTATTTAAAATAAAATTAGATCTATTTTTATATACATCAACACTAATTTGTAGGGACAATTGAAATCCGGGAATAAGAATTGATGAATTTGTTTCATTTTTGTAATTGGAATTTTCTAGATATTTTATTGATTTAATTGTATCCAATTCCTCATATCTATATCTTGAAACATCGATCATCTTATTAAAAATTTTTGAAATCTTTGATATTTTATGTCCACTGCCTCTGGCTGCGGCCTCTCCGAGGGCATTATTTGTTAATGCCATGTGATGATCAATTATTTTTTTAATTTTTTTACCTAAATAATCAAATATATTTTTAATTCTCTTATATGCATGTTTTGGACCTTTTTCTTTGACAAATTCAAAATATTTGCTGTCAAGATATGAAATAAATGAATCCGGTTTAGTCAATAGGTCCATCAATATATAATCGTATTTTTGTCCTTCTAGAAATTTATTTTTATTTTCGTCGCTAAGACGGTCACCACTAGAGCGGTCACCGCTTTTGGTGGAGGCCGCTCCGCGGTCAATAATAAAATCATATAGTTCATATGGTAATTTTCTTAAAAGACTTTGTGGTGGCGACCGCTTTAGCAAACGGCCCCCTTCGGGTAGCGGCGGGGCTATGCCAGACCGCTTTAGCGGCGCCGTAGGTGACCGCTTTGACCCACTGTCCCACTCGGGTAGCAGCTCTATAGACGACTCTCTTGAGACAGCAGAGCTGGGGAGAGCCTTCGGTGACCTCGGAGAGACCGCAAATTCATTTTTGCAATTTTTATGCAACCCACAATATTTTCCAAATTTAACAGTTTTGTCACATCTCAATTTTGTTTTATTATTTATACATATACATCCCAATACCGGCCCTGCTCCTTTGTTCGACTCCGCGTGCCTCTTCGAGGGTAATGGAGTCGATACAACGTTAGGCCTTTGTAACATTTCCGCGGCCTCCTTCACCGGCGAAGCTGACCGCTTTAGCGGCGCCGTAGGTGACCATTCATTTTTACAATTTTTATGCAACCCACAATATTTTCCTAGACCTTTAACTGGTTTATTGCATTTTACTTTGGTTTTATTATTAATACATATACATCCTAATACCGCTGAATTTTTTCTTTCTACTTTTTTCGGAGGCGTCGATACAACTTGAGGCTTTGGTGACCGCTTTAGAGGCGCCGTAGGTGACCATTCATTTTTACAATTTTTATGAACCCCACAATATCTTCCAAATTTAACTGGGTTATTGCATCTTACTTTAGTTGTATTATTTATACATATACATCTTTCCATTTATATTATTAATATAAAATAAATTTATTTATTAATAAATAAATTTATTTAAACACCAAAATTCTTTGCTTCACCTACAACTTCATCTATCATTTTAACTAATTCATCCTCCTTACATCCTTTTAAATTTATAAAATTATATGATACAGACATCTTTGCTTTCTTACCCGTTCCATACTTTTCTTTCAACTTGTGAAGAAAATTCTTAGCATTTGCATTTGGGTTTACTTCCTTTATCAAAACAGCTTTTGGATATTCTTTTAATATACTTGCTCTTGCTTTACAAACTCCTCTTGTTTGAACGCAATATACTTTATACTCCCTCTTTCCCTCCGAATCGTTTAACTTCATAATACCAAATTGCTCATGTAAAGAAACTTTTTTTGCTGGTGGAACTACTTCTTCAACTAAAATATCGACTCTAGCTTCTACTCTTTGTAAAGCAATTTTTGTTTTATCAAGCTTAACATGTGTTTTATCAAGCTTAAAATGTGTTTCTTGTAAAATAATTTTTGTTTCATCAAGCTTAACATGTGTTTCTTTATTTTGGAGTAAAGCTTCTTTAGTTTGGAGAGTCATTTCTAACATCATTTGTTCGGCTCTCTTCTCAGCCTCTTCTCTTCTTTTATCCGATTCTTCAAACATTTTTTCAAGTCTACTTTTATCTCTAGATAATCTTATAATCTCGTCTTCTTTTTCTCTTACCAAAAAATTCCTTACGATTCCACTTGCTTTAATATATGCTGCTGGTGATATCCACGACGCCAGATCAAGAAGCAGATCAGGATGCACATACGTCCCCCATAACTCATAATTTCCAGAAGTTACTTGAATAGAAAGTTCTCCTCGGAACTGAGGAGAACTTTCCATATACTTAATTAAGTTTATATATCTATCCAATCTAAGATAATTATCAAATCTCTTTTTTCCATCACTTGCGGCTGTACAAAACTTGGGTGCGTTAATAAACCCTGTTTTCGTTTCCATTATGCATTCGATCCCAAGATATTTAGCTTTGGAATATTTATCATTAATCAACTCATAAGCGAGATTAGAGAAGTTATTGGTTGTCATATTATATAATTTTATTACTATATAATAGTAATAAAATTCATTTTTATAAAATAAAAGGTGGAAGCCGCATTCGTATATATATATATATATATACTTAATTATAAAATTTAACCATTACATTTTCTAAAATACAAATATTTAAAAGGTCCTGATTAGACTCTAAATTTTCACCTCCTTCGCATTCTGTATCTCGTTGATTAAATAGATATATCCATTTTTGTTTATCTGGATAATAATATCCATAGCACTTTACTTGTCCTAGAGCATGCTTCCATAGATTAATTTTTTTAACTTCAATTATTTTGGTGTCTGTCAGCACATCAATAAACCCAACCGGTGTTTTAACTTCCGTTATTCCATTTTCTTCATATGCTATTTTGTCTCTAATAATAGATTCATTTTCTTGTTTACTAAAAACTATTCCTTCTTTAATAGCATCTCCAACTTCTTTATGAAATCTAATTTCGTTAATAACATCCAATTTTCTCCATTCATTTAGCAATTGAATTACTTTACAAAATACACAAGGAGAGATCCACGACGCCAGATCAAGAAGCAGATCAGGATACACATACGTCCCACTTAAAGAATTATCTCCTTTTCTCACTTCCATTGATATGACGGCCGGATATCCGGGAGAACTTTTCATATAATCAAATAAATTTTTATATCTATCTAATCTACTATAATGGTCAAATCTCTTTTTTCCATTACTTGCGGCTGCACAAAACTTGGGTGCGTTAATAAACCCTGTTTTTGTTTCCATTATACATTCGATCCCAAGATATTTAGCTTTTGAATATTTATCATTAATCAACTCATAAGCGAGATTAGAGAAGTTATTGGTTGTCATATTATATAATTTAATTATTATTATAGTAATTAAATTCCATTTTTATAAAACAAAAGGTGGAGCCTCCGTATTTATTTAAGAAATAATAAATTAATTTATTATTTCTATTTTTACTTATTCCGAGTCACCAAGTTCTACCTTCATATTTAATTTTTCAACCATTTTTTTAATGTCGCAAATTTCATTTTTTCCATTGAGAACTATAGTTTTAGAAGGATCAAGGTTATTTTCACCGTATGCAAACTGGTAAATTCGTTTTCCAGCGTCTCTGACAGAACCGTCGTATTCGACCTTGATGTCTTCAGTTAATTTGATAACTCTTCTTTGAATATATCCAGAGAGAGAAGTACCCATAGCGGTGTCGGAAACACCTTCACGACCAGACATGGCATGAAAGTAAAATTCTCTAGGATTTAGACCCTTGATAAAAGAAGAAGAGATGAATCCTCTTGATTCATATTCCTGTTCAGGAGATAGATTTGAGAAAGGGTAATGGGGGAGAGTTCTTGTTTTGTTGTTTAGAGAAGGTTGGACACGTGAACCTCTTAGATTTTGTTGACCCAATAAAGAGCGAGATTGCATTAGATTATAAATATCACCTTTTGAGCCGGAGTTGATGGTTGAAAGTAGATTGTTTGAGGGTGGGATTAGGTCTTTTGAAATTTTAAAACAGATATCTTTAGCTTTATTTAGAGAGGAATTTATTCTTGATTCTCTAATGGAAGGATTTTTAATTTCCAATTTCAAAGATTCAGATTCGTATATGAATTTTTTAATTTCATTTTGGATTATAGTTTTGTTTTGGAGATTAGAAGGCATGAAATCATGGATTCCGATGCTGAAGCTGTTTAAGAGGAGCCAAGCGTTTGCCAATTTTTGGATTCCGTTTACAAAGACACAGGCGGTGTCAGTGTCGTATTCCTTCATCAGAGCCTGAGTTATAGTTCCGTTTACGCAGCCAACGATGTTTTTATCGATTGTTCCTTTGTACATTACGCCTCTGTATATTTTGACAGAAGGTTCTGATTTTGAGCAATTGTTTTTTTTCGTGTAATTGAAATCATCTGGAAGAATCATTGAAATCAAAGCTTTTCCATTTAGGCATTCCCAGTGGTCGACTTTGCGTTTTAATTTGTAAGAAAGGATTGTTTGTATTTTGGCCAATTTATGAAGATAAAAAGAACAGGGTTTATCTATAGTCATTAAGATGTCGAAAAATTTTTCTTTTGGAATGTAGATTGAAGAAGGAAGAGTCATGAGATAGGAACCGAGCAATGAATCTTGAACTATAGCAACATTTGGTTTGCTATGCTGGACAGATATCAAATTTTCTTTCATTGTTGAAAGAAATTTCAATTCTGCTTTTGCTTCTAGCGACTGTGGGACGTGAATATTGAATTCATCGCCATCGAAGTCAGCATTAAGGACCCTGGTTACGGCTAAATTTACTCTAATATTTTTTCCAGGTCTCAAGACGACTTCGGCAGCCTGCATTGACATTTTGTTTAGGGTTGGTTGACGGTTGAAAAGGATGATATCACCGTTCATTAGTTTTCTTTCTACAATGTCTCCGTTGTGGATTGTATAAGGTCTTGCATGTTCGAGAATTGGGGATATTTGTGTATTATTTCTAATGATGATGTCAGTGGTGTAAATTTTTTCTTTTCCGGTTTTTACAGGAATTGAAGATCCATTTCGAAATATTATATCATTTCTTAGTAATTGAGTTTGTTTTACAACACATGCTTTATCTAGATTTATACGAGCTTTATTATTATTTTTGATTACATAATTTGCTTTTCCAGAATTTACTAAAGATTGAATTTCGTTGATATTTGTTCTGTTTACATGAACTGGAATTGTCAATATACTTGCCATTTCGAATGGAATGCATATTTGGCCGATATCTAGGGTTGGATCCGGTCCGATTACGGTTCGTCCGGATTGATCGCATCTTTTGCCCTGGACATTGTTTCTTATTCGACCATCTTTTCCTGACAATCTTTCTTTTAAACCTTTTATAGGACGTCCGTTTGTAGTATGTTTTGCCTTTCCAGAAGAATTATTAAAAGTGGTTGAAATTCTGAATTTCAATGTTTGGATTAGTTTGGCTCGTTTCGAGTCTGTAATTTGGTCAAGTAATGCATTATTTGCTTTTATAATTTCACAATATTGTATTGTGAGATCATCGTCACTTATACCAAAATCTTGTTTGACAAAAGGACGGTCGGCAGGCGGGAGAACGAGTAGATTTTTTATAATGAAATTTCTCGGATGGACAACAGAAACGTCCATTCCAAGCAATTCGACATCTTCATCCGACACCGAATCAAAAATTTTGAAAATATCCGATCCTTCCAGCGGTATCGTTATTTTAGAATTTTTTGATTCAGAATAACAAAAAGAAATTGAATTGTCAATTGGGGAATATTTCAACTGAGGTTGTTCTATGCAACATCCATCTTTCAGACATACATTTGTTTTTAATATTTTTTCTATTATTGCATCAATCCGCTCAGTTCCTTTCAATTTTGATATACCATTTATTTTAATTTGTTCTTTTGTTATCAACAATGAATAACATTTTTTACAAAAACATTTTAACAAAGATGTTACTTTTCTGTAATAAAGAGGATGTACAATTGATTCATTTAATTCAATGTAGCCAAAATGCCCAGGACATGACACGACGTCTTCTTTGCACGTAATACAATCAATTGAATCTTCAGTAGTTCCCATTCTGGGATCATACACAGACCCTATTCCATTCCTTCGTCCATTGGTCAATTTACAGACAGACATTCCTTCTATTTCACTGGCCGAAAATATTCCAAATTTAATAAGATCAATATCTTTAATTATTCTATTATTAAATTCCATAATATTTTTATAGACAATATTATTTTTTTGTAAATCATTTTTATTTGAATATTAATTGGGAATACAAATTAAATATTTAATTCGTAATTAATAAATGAATGGCCCTATTATGAAAAAATATAACGACGTGAATCAAAATACTGGAAGTACTGGTTGTGATATAAATAATGTTGATATAAGTGATGATTGTCTAAAAACATTGGCAATTCCAAAACCGAGTCAACCAGAATTAAGGAAAAGATGGTTTAAATTAATGTTTAATATAAATGATGAATCTGAAATTGGAGGATGGAAAATGCCTCAAAAAATGTATGATGATGCAGTAAATCAATTATTTACAAAAGCCCCATCGAAAGATGGATCTGATGCAGCTGGAGACTGTGATACAATTGAAGATAGTTTAGGAGATGTAGGTCCTCAAAAAAGTTCTGCAGATAGTATGGCAAAAGCTATGGGTGTAACCCCATGTAAGACATCATATAATAATACAGAGGTCGAAGCTGCTGTAGCTGGTATTATTTTTGCAGGAGGAGCTTCTGGGAGCAATACTCAGACTACTTCAATGGGGTGTGAACCTGTTGTGATTATTGATAATATAAATAGAACTGTAACTAAAAATGTATCTTGTCTAATCCAAAAAACACAAGCAGCAACAAATATAACTTCCAAATCTGTAAATAGTATAAGTATAAACAAAACAAAAATAAAAACAGCAGGAGATGTTAATATTGGTCAAGGAGTATCTGTAAAAGTTTTATCAAAAATTGATCTTACCGCAGGATTTGTTGCCGACATACAAAATCAACTTAATGCTGCAGCTACGGCACAGGTCGCTGTTGCACAAAGTACAAATAATAAAAACGGAGGTGTCGTATCAGCTGGAAAAATGGTACAAACAAATAGTACATATTTTAATTCAGTAAATGCAACAAAGCAAATATCAGAAACATTGAGTAATATTACTATGAGTGTTGGTGCTGATAATATCCTTAATATAAATGGGTCCGACTTTGATATAGGAGGAAATTTAAATATAAATCAAACTATTTGTTTTGATATAGCTGCTGCTATGGTAGTTAAAGCTACAATGGGAAATATACAAAAAAATATAGGAGAAATTTTAACAACAATAGATTCAAAAACTACGCAAGAATCCAGCTCTACTAATGAAAAATCAGGGTTGTTTGACTTTTTAAAGAATTCGTTTAGTTTTACAAATATTATAATTATGATAATAGTTTTAATTGTTATTCTTTCAGTAATTGGTGCAATTGTTAAATTTAGTTCCGGTACCAAACCACCTCCATCTTCTAGACCAGCTGTTTCTTCGTCCAATGTTCCAATGGGGTTGAAACCAGCCCAATCACCGCTTTTAGCGGCGGCCTCTCCCAGGACACCGCCTGTTTCTTCACCTACTGTTCCCGTAGGGTCATCGCCAAAAGCGACCTCGGACAGGTCGTCTTCATTTCCTTTTCGTATAAAAAGAAGACGACATGGAGGTCGCTAGATAAAAGCTAATGTAATTCAGAAAAAAAAAATAATGTGAAAAATATAATATAAATGACTAACAAAAAAATATTTTCAATAGCAACTGCTGTCTTTCTAATTTCAGCAATATTTTCAGCATATTATACAGGACTAAAAAACACAGGGTCTACAATGTCTCTCGACATTAATAAACCATATATGTCAGTTTCATCTTCTCTTCATTTTGGGTCAAGAAAGGTAGTATTGCCTCTTCTTTTTTTATCATTTGTATCTTATTATATATTAAATGTAATTATCTCTAAAACAAATCCATTCGTTGGATATTCAAATCCCGTACTATATACAATAGCAATACTATTACTTTCATATATGATGTTTAGCTATTATAACTGCGATTGCCAATGGACTAAATATGAGCCTTGTTGTAAGAAAACAAAAGACCCAGTGGATGGCGATATGTTACTTGCGGGATCTTGCAAATACCAGGAGGAGGCGTCACCCCTGAAGGGGGTGGCCTCTCCGATGTCACCCCCAGAAACAGAGACCAAATCTTTGCATGAAATAAATAACAAGTTTGAAAATAAAATATTAGACGAACCATTATGTTGTAATCCTCCTTGGTGTACAAAAGAAGTAAATGATGGATTAAAAAATACTCATATACTTCAAGCAACAACAATTGAAATTATGTGCATTCTTATTATGATTATTTCTTATATCGGATTGTCTAAAAATTGGTCAAAATTTAGGTCTAGAATATATATAGCAATTACACTATTGTATATTCTATTTTTATCTTTTGTTATATACGATACTCCTGGAGATAATTATAAACTATTATTTGGAATAACAGAAGCGTCTCTTATACCTATTTTTGCATCGACTATAATTGTATCAAATTGGGAATAATGGACGTGTCTTTAAACCAAAAATAGATAATTAAAACTACATCTATGTAGATGTAGTTTGATAGCTCCAACAGTTACCAACCTAAAGAAAGCAGTAAGTTTAACTTGATGCAGACACAATACTTTCATTCCGGGGTTGGCCCTCGGGTAATATATATTTTTTTTTAAAATAAAAATATAAAAATATAATAAATGAAATTAATAAAATAAATAAAATAAATAAAACTATATATACCGTATTTGATAAATTTGCGGGGGGTTTAGGTGACTCTTTAGGTGGGTCCTTTGGGTCATATTTACATTCTGTCGGACCTTCTCTTGTATCTTTATCATTTGCTTCACATGCTTTTCCAAGTCCTTTTTTTTCTGTAGTAATTGTATAAATTTGATTTAGTCTATTATTTAAAGTGCATTGTTTTGGATCGATATTTGACCATGCTCCTATGCAATCAATATTATTATTAGAAATATCACCACCACCACCACCACCACCACCACCACCACCACC